CTAAAGTACGTGATTTTACTAAAACTCCAGTCTTCGCTTCGTCAGTGTAAGTGATGCCAATGGTATCAAGGGCTTCAGTGATAGTAGCTTGGTTAAACCACTCAATCACCTCATCACTAATGTTTAAAACATTATCATCTCCAAATTGGACCATATAAACATGATCGGTAAAATCATTATACAAACTACCAGTCTTTCGATGTTTCAACAACAGGTATGCATATCGCATGAGTACCATGTTGACTAATCCATTGAGTTGGACTGTAATAGCATTGCCAGAAGTGTTAATACCAGATAATGCATATACGCCTTCTCTAACTATAAGATTGGGGTTTATGAGTTCCTCAATAATAGTTTCGCGAACTAGACTAAATTCATCACCATACAATTTGTTTATGACATCACATAACCCACGCATAATATATACGTTTTGTGATCCATCATAATTGGAGAAATCGCCAGCGATAACATGCTGACCTTTCGATTGTAATCGATAAGCTAGTCTAGTCCAATCTAGAGAATGTACATTGACTCCAACGCCAGATTCGTTATCTATTCGACCTTCTTTGAACTTAGAAATAAAAGCTCCGAAGTATTTTCGAACTAGGATATTTAAAACAAAATTAACAATAGTAAAAATACGTGTCTTTCCTTGGTCGACCTTAGCGATAGGTCTCCTTTCATCTTTAGTTTGAGCGATAGCAAGAGTTTGGGGTCTCTCGCCAGCTAGTAACAATGCTTCCATGGCATGAAAATCTCTCCAGAATTCTGGAGTAGGTGTCATGGTTTCGTCGCCACCAAGCCAAGACTTCTTGCCTTTAAGTTTTCCTAGTTTTAAAACATAGGGGAAACCAGGAGAAGTTCCGCGCTTAACTGAATCAATGAAAGGGAAATCTTCCGATCCAATCAACATCTCTTCATTAGTAAAAGCTCGTAACTTATTACAGCTTTGTCGCATAACGTAATAAACATCATCCATTGCAATATCCGCAACGTTCTCGTTTATTTCAACGCGACGCTGGCCATACTTAGCTACGCCAATCATCAAAGGATCCTTAAACTCTC